GTCGACCCTCGACATGGCCGGCTGCGAGGTCCAGATCGGCGGGTCGTTCACCGGGACTTATCAGTTGCAGGGGTCAAACGACAAGACGAACTGGATCCAGATCGGTTCGGACATTACGGCTGCCGGACTGTATGCCGTGTCGAAGGAGTGGGCATGGCTACGCCTTGTCTGCACGTCCTTCACTTCGGCGCCCTCGAACGCCTCCGTGGCGGGCGAAAAGGCCCGCAAGATGGTCAAGACCATCACGGTCAAGACCAGCGGCACAGGCGCGACGGGTTATATCCGCACGTCGGATATGCGGTCGGTGAACGTTCACATCGACGCGTTGTCGTCCTCGACGCTCCAGCTGCAGGGCAGCATGGACGCCTCGACCTGGACGCAGATCGGCGCGGACAAGACGGGCGAAGCTCAGATGGACGTTGCCGACAATTCGTACACCTACGTCCGCATCAACAACTCGTCGGACGGCAGCGACACGCCGGTGGCGGTCGCGTGCGGCATCGTGCTCGATCAGCCCCCGACTAACCGTTCGATGGACGCCTCGACCCCGGTCGCGACGCCTTCGACGCCCACCGTCACGCCCGCGGGCACGACCGGTTCGACGACCTATGCCTACAAGGTCGTCGCCCGGAATGCCAAGGGCCATAGCGCCGCCAGCTCGGCGGGCAGCACCACGAGCGGCAACTCGTCGCTGTCCTCGAGCAACAAGAACGGCGTCACCTGGTCGGCTGTAACCGGCGCGACCTCGTACGACGTCTACCGTACGACCGGCGGCGCGACACAGGGCCTGATCATCAGCGGCACGACCGGCACGAGCGTGTTCGACACCGGCCTGACGGCCGATGGATCGACGGCGCCGACCGCCCGTGACTCGGCGAACACCGGCGTGTATGTTGCCGATCTGTCCTCTTGCAAGGTCGTGGTGTCCGGTTCCATGACGGGCACGCTCGACGTCGAGGGCTCGGTCGACGGCACGAACTACAAGAAGATCGGCAGCTCGAACACGGCCGCGGGAGTGCAGGACATCTCCTCGACGCTCGGGCTGAACTATGTGCGCACGCACTACGTCGCCTATACCAGCGGCACGCCGACGGCGGTCGTAGTCGGCAATCGGCGGGGCCGGGGGGTTTAGTTGGCCCTGACGTCGACAGAGCGCGCGCAGGTCCGCAGCTATCTCGGCTGGTCGGAGCGGTTTCACCAATTCGACTCGGCCCTGGAGCTTGCCCTGAACGCGGTCGACGGCGATGCGGAGGGGCTCGTGCTCGTCCGTACCGAGATGACGAACATCCAGACCATCGACGCCAAGATTCTCGGCATGACGACAAGGTTCAAGGCGGCGAAGGTCGGCACCATCGAGCTGCAGGGCGAGGCGGAACTCGGTCTGCTGCGCTCGCTCGGTCGCCAGTCGGTCGGCCGCATCGCGACCTTGCTTGGCGTGCCTGTGCGCGCCGACTACTTCGGCACCGGAGGCCCGGACGGCACGGCGTCGCGTTCGGGCATCATCCCGGGGCCTGGTGCCTCGAACATGCTGGGGCAGGGTTGATGGGCACCATCCACCAGGTAGCACGCCTCCGCGCTCCCGGCGCGGGTCCCCTGTGCCGCCTGCGGCCGGGGGCGGGGAGGCTTCGTGCCTAACGCGATCCTCGACACGACGCTGGTGGACGACCTCGTCCCCACCATCGACGAGCTGCGCACGCTGAACGACGAGTTCGGCACGCGCCAGCAGCGCGTGTTCACTGTGCGCCGCACGTGGAACGGCGCACGGCGCGGCGAGGGCACCGGCCAGCTCGCGACTGTCGACGCGCCAACCGCGACCCCGGTCGGGATCACGGGCGCCGTAGCCTATGGCTACAAGGTGGTTGCGAAGGACTCGAGCGGCCACGCGTTCCCGAGCGGGATCGGCAGCACGTCTAGTGGCAACGCAGTGCTGGACAATTCCAATTTCAACACTGTCGAGTGGGTCGATGTGCCGAACGCGACCAGCTATGACGTGTACCGCACGGTGGGCGGATCGACGCAGGGCCTGATCGCGAACGTCGCGGCCGGCGTCCAGACGCTTGACGACACCGGCCTGGCCGGCGACAGCACGTTGCCGACGAACACGAATACCTCGAGCGGCGTCGGGGCAAGCTATACCGACGTCGAGACGGAGATCCTGCCGACTCCGCGCGTCACAGACATGCGGCGCACGATCCTGGACACCGCCGGCCTGATGCAGGAAGGGCGGGTTCAGGTCCGTGAGGTGTCGCTGACGTACTCCGAATCGGAGCTGACCGGCGGGACGCTCGCGGACAACGTGCAGTGGTTGTATAAGCTCACGGACGCCCATGGACAAGGGCAGGCGGCGCAGTACTACGCCATCGGTGACGAACCTCCGCGGGTTGACCGCGAGAAGGATATGGGCTGGGTCGTCACGCTGAAGCGCGCGGAAGGAGCGGAGTGCTGATGGGCGTCTCCATCACACCCGGGCAGGTCGGTGCCATGATTCGCATGCAGGCGAAGCAGGTGTCGGAAGCCATCAGGAACGGCATGCGCGCCGCAGCGGAGCATGCCGTCACGGACCTGAAGCAGCTGTCGCCCGTGTTCGACGGCAACTTCAAGAACGCATGGCGAGTGGCTGCGCCCGGCTACATCACCGGTGGCACGACCGTCAGCGTTGTCAATGACGCCCCGTATGCCGGCATCATCGAACGCGGTGCGCGGCCGCATGGCGTTAACGCCGAAGGGCAGGCAGCGCTTGCGGAGTGGGTGCGCCGCAAGCTCGGCATCAGCGACGAGAGGGAGATCCAGTCGGCGGTGTTCCTGATCTGCCGCAAGATTCGCGAGGAGGGCGTGCAAGGCAAGTTCCTCGTGCGCGATAATCTCGAGCGTTTTCAAGGATATCTGGAGGTCGAGGTCGACCGTCAATTACGGGGGGTCAAGTAAAATGCCCCAGACATCCTCCAGCGTGAAGCGCGCCGCCGGCGAAGCGCTCGCGGCGTATCTCGCGACCGCCGTCCCGGCGCTCGCCGGGAACGTCCATGTCGGCGCGGCAGACCCGTCGCAGAAGTGGGTTTGCCCGACGCTGCAGATCATCCCGCACAAGCACTCCTTCGAGCCGTACCAGCAGGATGAGGAGTACAACGACCCGGACGACACGACGCTGGTAATCAACGTCGGGGAGCTGGTCGGCAAGTTCGAGCTGCGCATCGCGGCCGGGCCACAGGTTGAGCGCGAGGAGCTAGAGGCAGCAGTACTCGCCGCGCTCTGCCCAGATGACGACTCGCCCGGCGTGGTCGTGGTGGACCTGCCCGGCGTCAAGATCGCGGGCACGACCACGACGGTCACTGGGCACGCCTCGTTCGACCTTGGTGACGGCGACTGGCAGGAGGAGATGGCCTGGTCGGAGAAGCGCTTCTCTTTCATCGAGCTAGAGAGCCAGTTGCAGATGCTGACGTTGCGGACAAATGTGCCGACCATCGAGCAGTTGCTGGTCGAACTAACGCAGAACATGGACGACGAGATCGAGAATATCCCGGCCGACCAGATCGAAACGGTTCAGGTCAACCAGGACGGGACCATCACGGAGCAGTAGGAGGACACGATGCCGGCACCCTTTTTCACGACGAACGAAGGCGAGGTCAGCAGGCTCGAGGGGCTCTACATCATGGAGCGCAACCCGCCCGGCATCATCTCGGGCGTGTTCCTCGGCAACGTCGGCGTCGCCGGCGAGACGGTCCGCGGACCGACCGATGTGCCGACCGATGTCGGCTCCGAGGCCGAGTTCGTTAGCGTGTTCGGCGGGCGCGATCAGGGTTCCGGTGGTTCCATCGTCAACAAGGTGTGGCTGTCGCTCCTGAACAAGCCCTTCGGACGCGTGACGGTCAACCGCAGCGCGGCCTCGTCGCTCCTGACGCCCGCGGCGCCCGTCATCACGAACCACGGCGTCAGCGGTTCGACGACCCACACGTACAAGGTCGTGGCCAAGAACGGCACTGGGCACTCGGTGGCGTCGCAGGCAGGCTCGACCTCGACCGGCAATTCGTCGTTGTCCGGGTCGGACTACAACATCGTCACATGGGAGGATGTGCCGAACGCGACCAGCTACGACATCTACCGCACGGTCGGCGGCGGAACGCAGGGCAAGATCGCGAACGTGTCGGCCGGCACCGGGTTCCTGAACGATACCGGCCTGTCAGGTGACAGCGCTACCGCGCCGACCACGAACACCTCCGGGTCGGCCGCGGCGACGCTGATGCTGCAGGACGGCGCGACCAACGTGCTCCGCATCGACGCCTCGAGCGTCGGGGCATGGGGCAACAACGTCACCGCCGAAGTTCAGGCCGCCACCGACGGCGACAGCGACCACGTGAACATCGTGCTGACCTATCTTGGGTCGACGCGGACGCTGCAGAACGTCGACATCACGACCGGGGCGGACAACACGCTCGAGCTGAACGGCGACGACCTGACGAACTGGGTCGTGCTGACGAAGATCGCCGACGGCACCCCCGACGTGCTGACGGAGACGAGCCTCGCCAACGGCAGCGACGGCACCATCGCCGACACCGATTTCACGGGTACTGGGCGCGGACTTGACCTGCTCGCGGCCTACAAGGGCCTTGGCACCGTGTTCGTCGCGGAGCGTAGCGGCTCGACCGTCAAGACGAAGCTGCACACGCTCGCCGTGGCCAGTTCGGACCGCCTGTTCCTCATGGGCGCGGACAGCGAGTCGACCAGCAAGTCGGCCGCCATCACCGACGCCGACAGCTACCGCGACGACCGCGTGGTGTATTGCTTCAACCACGCTAAGACGCTCGATCCCGACACCGGCACGCAGGTGTGGACGTCGCCGACCGCATGGATGGCGAGCATCTTGTCGCAGATCGACGTGGACATCCACCCCGGCGAGGAAAGCACGAAGCAGTACACCGCCGGCATCACGAAGCTGTACAACGAGGCGCTGGAGCGCGAGGACTACATCGCGTTGAAGGATGCCGGGATCTGCGCCCTCGAGAAGGACGACGGGTTCTCGTTCGTGTCTGGCGTCACGACCGACCTGACCTCTGGCAAGACGGAGATCACGAGGCGGCGCTGCGCCGACTTCCTGCAGCTGTCCATCGCGCCTGAGCTGAAGCACTCGGTCAAGGCGAAGAACGTCAAGTCGCGCCGCGAGTCGAACCTCGGCATCCTGACGAACTTCCTGACCGACCTTGCAGACAACGAGCGCGTGGTCGACAAGACGGAAGACGGGGTGCCGCTATTCCAGCTGCTGAGCAAGGAAGTGAACACGACGCAGTCGAGGGCGCAGCAGAAGGAGCGCATCTTGATGCGCGTCAAGCTGATCGACCACATGCTCGAGCTGATCCTCGACACCGAGATCGGCAACACGGTGACGATCACCGAAGTGCAGTAACGGACGAAGGAGACGACCATGGCCAGCTTGAGAATTCGAGGTCAAAACGCGACGATCCAGGTGATCGTCAACGGCCGCCTGCAGAAGGGATCGTTCGCGCGCGTCGAGAACTATAAGCTGACGCCGAAGATCGACTTCACGCCGGGCAGCTTCCTCGGCGAGAAGCTGGACGAGCCGGACTACCAGCACCACGGCTACTCGTTCACCTTCACGCTGTTCGAGAACGATTCGTCCTGCCAGGATCTGCTCGATGACATCGTCGCGCGGGAAGCGGCTGGTTCCGCGCCCCCGAACATCACCATCGTCGTTCGCAAGCAGTACCGCGACGGCGGGCGCACGCCCGGCCGCACGGACGTGCTGACGAAGGTCGTGCTGAAGCCGGACGAGGAGGGCGCCGGAGGCCGCAAGGATTTCGTCAAGTGGACGTGGACCGGGGAGTGCCAGAAGAAGTCGAAGCTCCCCAACACCTAGCAAGCGGCCCGCGGCCGGCGTAGGGGCGCCGCGCCTCGGGACCCAGGGAAACCGAGGAGGCACAGGCCATGGGCAAGCGATCAAGCCAGCAACGAAAGCCGGAATACACCTTCAGCCTGAAGAAGTTCAGGGGTGTCAGCTGCGACTCGTTCACCATCCGCGAGACGGACGGGTACGACGAGGAGATGGCGGTCGACTCTGCGTCGAAGGAGGAAGGAAACATCTCGCCGAAGGAGCAGATCCTTCGCATGGCCATCACGCGCGTCGACGGGCGCCGGGTGGAGGGCGGCATGTTCCTCGGGCTCGAGACGTGGAACAGCCGGACCAGGACGCTGGCGCTGCAGGCGTATGAGAAGGTGAATAGCGTCACGCCGAAGGACCTCGCCGATTTTTTGAAGCAAGGCGAGCCGGCCGCCGAAAGCGCCGAGCAAGACCCGACGGAGGACCGCGAGGAGCCGGCCAGCGACGAGCCGTTCGATGGGGACAATGGCGACAATGGGTGAACGTCGGCCACTACCTGCCGAGTATGTCGTGGGACCGCTGGCGGCGCCTGTCCACGTGGGACCGTGTGATGCTGCGGGAGGCGCTGAACGACTTCATCGATCAGCTGAACGAGGCCAACGGGGCTAAGTGACGACCGTCTACGACATCAAGCTGAACTACGCCATGGGCGGCGACGCGTCCGGGAAGCTCGACGGGCTCGCGAAGCAGGCCGACCGCGCGGCGTCCGCGCTCGAGGGCCTGAAGGGCCTGCTTCGCGACGTCGGCGTGGCGTTCGGCGTCGGCATGCTGTTCGAGAAGGGAAAGCAGGCGTTCATCGGGTTCAACGCCGAGATGGAGCAGTTGCGCATCAACCTCGGCGCCGTCGTGCAGATGAACCTCGGCGGCACGTTTCAGCAGGCACAGAAGGACGCCGCTGGGATGTTCGAGGAGTTCCAGAAGTTCGCCATGACGACGCCCCTGATGACGAAGGACATCGTCGAGTTCGGCAATACCATCTCGGCCGCCGTGCTGACGAAGGGCGGCAGCCTGAAGGACTTCGTCGAGATCACGGAGCGCGGTGCGGTTGCCGCGCAGGTACTCGCCCCCGGCAAGGGCGGGGCCTATGCCGGTGTCGAGATGCAACACCTGCTCGCCGGCGACATTTCGTCGCGCATGGTGTTCATCAACTCCCTGATGGCGTCGACGCTGGCGAAGCACAAGATGACGAAGGAGCAGTTTAAGCAGCTCGGCGATTCCGACCGCATCGCGTTAATCAAGGAGGCCCTGAACAACCCCGGCCTCCGCGACGCGACGAAGGGCATGGAGCGGTCGTTCGAGGGCGTATGGTCGACGTTCAAGGACAACGTCCAGATCGCGCTCGGCAAGGTCGGGCTGCCGCTTTTCAAGGAACTGACGAAGGAGATCAGCGGCTGGGTCGCCCTCATGGAGCGCAACAAGGGCTCGCTCGAGTCGTTCGGCAAGCAGTTCGGCGAGGCCATGGTGACGGCCTTCCGCTTCGGCAAGGACTTCATCACCGGGCTCGTCGAGCACAAGACGCTGATCCTGACGCTCGCCGGCGCGTGGGGCGGGATGAAGATGCTGCGCGGCGGGATCGGGATGGCGTCCGGCATGGCCGGCGGCCTCGGCGACATCTGGGCCAATCTGACCGGGCCGGCGAAGGCCGGCGCGAGCGCGCTCGAAACGATGACGTCGCGCATCACCGGCGCCATGGGTGTCGTGGGGGCACTGGCGCTCCTATATACGACGCTGCAGGGCATCACAGCCTGGTGGGACCAGCAGCAGAAGGACAACATCGGCCGCCTCGGCGAGCTGGGCGCGCTCGGCGCGACCGGCAAGAACAGTTTCATCGGCCGCAAGGAAGCCATGATGGGCGGGATGAACGCGCCCGTCCCGGCCGGCATCCTGACGGACATGGAAGCGGACATGCTGGTCCGCAAGGCGAAGCAGTTCGGCGCCATCGACATGCTGAACAAGGGCGGGGTCGAAGTGCCGGCGTTCAACGCGCAGGCGTTCCGACAGAACGTGATGGCGGCCGGGATGCAAGCGGAGCAGGCATACATCGCCGAGCGCCTGGTCGAGGTGGCTTTCGCCAAGATCGGATCGCAGAAACTGGTTGATGTGGCGCTCGGGCACGCTTCGGAGCTGTCGAACCAGCGGGCCGCGATGAAGAAGGACAAGGACATCAACGTCAAGATCGAGAAGATCGAGGTCGCCAGCGACGATCCTGACAAGTTCGCGATGGGGCTCGTGCGCTCCTTCCGCGAAATCTCGAAGAACCCCGTGTCGGCCGAGGCCGCCGCGGTCCTGCGGGGAGGACTCGGCTGATGCCTAATAACCTGCAGCTGGGTACCGGGGCGCCATCGAGGGCGCCGGGCAAGACGCGCGTCTTCTCCGTGACAGAGCTGCAGCGGAGCACGTCCGGCGTGTACCTGCCGACGAAGGTGCGCTTCGAGTGGGACCACAATACTATGTCGTCGCCGCGCGGCGACTGGAAGCAGGGCCTGAAGCAGCGCACTAACCGCGTCGATTACCCCGGCGCCGACGAGCCGAGCGAAAGCGTGCTCGGTCCGAACTGGAAGCCTCTGGTGCTCGAGGGCGTGTGGGACGACCGCTATGCCGGCCGCGACTTCGCCTGGAATACTCACCTGGCATTCAAGGAGCTGGCCGCGCGGGGCAACCTCGTACGCGTTGAGTTCGAGGACCTCGGCGTGACCGGCATCATCACCGACTACGATCCCGGCGTACGGCGCCGCAATTTCATTACCTGGTCGTTTACGTTGTCGCCGCACTACGAGCAGCTGGGCGGCATCGCACGGACGCAGAAGCCGCAGATCCCAATCGCATTGGCATCGCCGGAGAAGCTCGTCGAAGATGTGTCAAACATCGTCGCGCAGGCGGCCAGTTCGCAGGACGACCTGCCGCCGGAGCTGCCGACCACGAGCGAGACGGCGGACATGATCGCTGGTGTCGTCGACTCGGTGAACGACTGGGCCAATAAAGTGCAGGAGTACAAGGACATCGTCGACACGCAGCTGTTCGGCCCGATCCAGCAGGTCGAGACGTCCATGCTGCGGCTTGCGCAGACGATGCAGTCGATCCGCGGCAGCGCCCAGGATGTGCTCGGCACGGTCGCGGAGTTGCATGCCGACGCGAACCTGGCCTACCAGACGGCCATCGACGCGCTCGACTTCGAGGTGTGGCAGCGCGACATGGCATACCAGGCGCGGTTGCTCGTGCTCGCGAGCGATGACGCGCAGCAGGAACTGAACCAGCGCGTCCAGCCGAACGTGCTTGCCATCCACCGCCCGCACGCCGACGAGAACGTCTACAGTGTGTCGAACCAGTACTACGGCACGCCGTCGAACTGGCGGGCAATCGTCAGCGCGAACGGCTTGACGTACCTGCAGTTCAAGGGCGACGAGGTCCTGGTAATCCCCGAGGTTCGCTGATGGCCCTCTGGTATCCTCAGTGCCGAGCGACTCTGTCCGTCGTATTCGACGGTTTTGGCGGCGGACTCGGGCCGGAGTACTTCGGCCCCGGTGACGACACCGTCCCGCAGATCATCCAGACGCAGCCCATCACCGCCACCTGCCGCCTGAATGGTTACAAGGAGGCGGACACCTGGGAGCTGGAGTTCGACGCGAAGCTGCTGCCGGTCAAGCCTGACCTGATGCGCGCCATCGCCGTCGAGATCTACATGTTCGAGACGAATGGGCTGCGCGACAACCCAGAGAACTATGCGACCGACGAGAACCGCGTCATCGCCGGCTTGGCCGACAACGCATCGCTGCACTACGGCTCGGACGGGCACACGGTACGCATGGACGGGCGCGACTACACCGCCCTGTTCCTCGACAAGCCCTGGCCGCCCGACAAGAAGGTGCCGGTCGGGCTGCCGCTCGACCAGGTGGTGCAATTGCTCGCGCAGGACGCGCAGAACCGTGTGATCGTCGACCCAAGGACCGGCAAGCGGTCGACCATTAAGGTCAAGCCGCTGATCGTGGTGTTCGTCGGGGCGAACGAGGCGCCTGTGGTAGGAGCGCAGGGCAAGGCACTGACCCTGAAGAAGGTCAAGGCGCCCCCGGTCGTCGGTGCCGGGCACTCGCGCGCCGTCAGCCGCGGCATCCCGTTCAAGAGCGGGCAGAACTATTGGGACGTGATCTATAAGCTGTGCCTGCGGCACGGCCACGTCTGCTTCGTGCAGGGCGACAAGATCGTCATCAGTGACCCCAAGACGCTCGCCGAGAACTCCATCGACAGCATCGCGAACGTCGCCTTCGGCCGCAACCTAATGGACCTGTCGTTCGAGCGGCACCTCGGGAAGGAGTCGGTCCCACAGGTGGTCGTGACCGGGCGCGACATCGTCAGCGGGCAGACCCTCGAGGCGAAGTTCCCCGAGAACCCCCCGCCGAAGCAGACCGGCATCGGCACGGCGAAGGAGGAGCAGCGCCGCTACGTCATGGGCGGCGTCAACGACGTCGCCGTGCTGAAGAAGTATGCGCAGCTGCTATATCACAACCTGGCGCGGGTTGAGGGGAAGGTGCGCTTCTCCACGATGGACCTGCGCGACCTGCCCCGGAACCAGGGCGAGCGCGGGCCGTTCAACCTCCTGCAGCTGCGCCCCGGCAATGCGGTCGCGGTCGGTTTTGACGCCTTCAACGCGGAACAGCTGCAGGCGCTCAAGACGACGCAGGCCCGCTACGACAGGATGATCCAGCTGGGATACGACAAGAACATCGCCAGCCTGGTCGCCCGCGAGTACCAGAAGCTCGCCGAGGCGCGGCAGGCGTATTACGTCAAGTCCGTCTCGTTCGACTGGGACGTCAACAAGGGAATCCAGACCGACGTCGAGGCGGCCAACTTCGTCGCGGCCGGAAGGGACGCGGCATGAAGGACGCCTGGAAGCGCGGCAGCGCCCGCATGGAGCCCGGCGACCTGCGGGACCTCCTGCGGGACAATAAACTGCACGTCGGGCTCGGCGTCGTGTTCAAGCCGAAGGACGCCGACTCGCACTACGAGCTGGGCGCCGGCGAGGTGATGGTCCACGTCCAGCTGCAGCCCGACAACAACGAGGTTTTCTGTCGCCTCGGCGCGCCGGCGTCCAGCACGCCAGGCACTGGCGTGTGGGCCATCCCGCAGCCCGGAGTCGAGGTCGGCGTGTGCTTTCCCTACGGCGAGATCGAGGGCGACCCGTTCATCTTCTGCTGCCTGCCCAGCCGCACCGCGCCGGAATCCTTGACGGAAACGAAGATCGTCGTCGTGGCGCCCGCCGGGGGAACGGTCGAGGTGTTCGACGTCGGGGGGTCTGGGGCCATCGACCGCCTGGTCAAGAAGTCGGAGTTCGACGCGCACACGCACCACCTAACTCTTGTTCCTGTCACCGGGGCAGTCGAGGCAGCCCCACCAGCGCCCGTGACCGTCTCCGGCGACACCGACACTCCTGACGCCGTGACCGGGACCGAGGTGCTCCGTGCGAAATAGGCGCTTTTTGCTCGGGGGCTTGCCCCGGGATACTTTTGGGAGGGAGCACGCATGAGCAATTTTGTCAAGGACGGCACCAGCCTCCCGAACTCGAAGACGAACCGCACCGCCCTGCCCGTCGGCGCCGATGCGAACCAGTACGTCCAGAACACGGAGTGGAACGCTCTGTGCCAGGCTGCGCTCGACCTCCGGGAGTCGGACGCCGCAAAGAAGGTATTTAACGTCGCCTATCAGGCCGGTGTGACCGGCAGCGGCACGATCGGCGATCCTTGGGTTGGCTGGGAGGCCGGCGTCAATGCTGCCATGGCGAGCGGGATGCACTTCTACTTCCCCGCCGGGTACTACATGCAAGTAACCCCCATCGAGA